GTGGTGGGGCGGGGGCTCGGTGTGGTGGGTCGAGAGAGGGTCTCACTTAAGTTGGGCGCTGTGACAGTTGGCTCAAGACCTAGTTTTCTCTCGATGAACTCTCTGATTGTAGCGTAGCGGTTTTTCAGGTTTTCTTGGCGCTCGTATGCGCTGCGTGGATATAGTCTCTTTACGTCTTGTAGCATCGAGGCCATGACCTTTAGAAAACGTCTATCATTCGGGTCTTGATCCTCTGCAAGCTCGTTAACAAGCTTGATAAGCTTCACGTCTGCGCTTTCTGCTTCTTTCGGGCGCTTGCGATTCTTGGGGTTGATCGTGTTCAAGCGCTCTGACTCTGAGAGCGCGTCAAGTACACCTCTCAAGCGCTGAGTAGGTGCGCTCTCCACCTCAGGCATCGTCTCAAAGTTATCAGCGCTTGGGTGATCCTCGTGCGGTGTGACTGTCTCCGCGCTCTTTGGTGTCTGAGCTGCGCCTTCGACCTCTAGCGCGAAGTTTCGCGCATCTTCAGCGCTCCTGAACACAAATCCTTTAACATAGCGAGATTCATATCGTCCACCATGCTTCTTTGCTATCTCGAGGCGCCTGAAATACTCATCTCGATCAGTGCGCTCTTTCTGCTTCGCTGTGAAGAGCTTCGCGCCTGTCTTCGTGTGCGTGTGCTCACCGAGCTCAAACTTCGTGATTTCTTGGTGCTCGTCGTGGCGCTCATCATGATCTTGGTCCGCGTCTTCGATGATCTGTTGCGCTGTCTCTATGAGTTGGTTTCTTGGTGTGGTCTGCGTGGTCTGTGCGGTTGTCTCGCCTAGCGCTATGTTCACCTCTCTCATGATGTGCTGCGCTACGCTCACCGCGTGTGTGTTCTCGTTCTTGTCACCCGGTCGGCTCTCTCTTGAGTTGACCTGTTGCGCCTTTGTCCTGAGTGTCTCTAGCTCCTCGCGTGAGCGTTGCGCTAGTGGTGTTTTTGTATAGTCGAGTGTGAGTGCTAAAATGGGACGGTCGCTCGGATCGAGGATCTTAGGCGCGCTGTCTTTGAGCTTTCGCGCTACTGCTGAGATCGCCTCGAGATATCTTTGAAGCTGCTTGGGGTCGAGCTTAGGTGGTGTGAGCTTAAGAGTAAGAGTGCTTGAGCGTCTGTCTATTGCCGCTTGGATCTCCTCATCTGATGCGCCTTCTAAACCTTCCTCTTGAATTACCTGTAGTCTAAAGGCGCCCTCTGAGCCGTACTCTTGAGGCGAAAGCGCCTCTATCATGCCTTGCTTGCGCCCTTTACCTGATAGATAAATACGCGCTTTCTCACGGTCTGTGTCTTCGTTCCTGATCCATAGATCAGCGCCTTTGAATCCGGCGTTGAGCAGCTCTTGATGAATCAGCTTAGCGAGATCTGCGCGCGTCTTCGGGGCGGGTGTCTTTGATCGAGGCGCGCTCTCAACCTCAGGCATCGTCTCAAAGCGATCCTCACGCGCCGTCTCTGTGGTCTTCTTCTTCTTAGGCTGCTGATAACGCTCATCAAGCTGAACGCCTGCGACCTGCGCCGCTTGTCTGAGTCGATGGAGCGCAAGACCTAGCCCGCGCTTTACACCTTTACTCTTGATCTTCTCTACTTCCTTACGGCGCTTTTCAACGTGCTCTTGCTCTGCTTTTCCGTGTTGGCTTTTGAGTAGCGCTCTGAGCTCGCCCTTTGAAATAGCTACAGGGGTCATGCTTGGGCGTGAATCGTGCGTGATAAACACCTGATCACCCTCTACGCGATCAATATGAAAGTGTCCGCGTCTCCCCTTCCATGTCAGTTTAAAGGCGCTACCTGCCTCAAAGCTCGCGCGTGAGATACCACCCCCTTGATGTTCTGCGTAATAGTACCGATAACGCGCGCGCCCTCGCTTATCAGTACCCACACGCTTTCGATGGGTGTATTTATGACCTACCGCTTTTTCGAGATCATCATCGTCCTCTTGATCTAAATAATGGTAGGCGCTTTGGATTTGATCAGCGGCGCGGTCGATCTTGCTTTGTACCCACTCGGCTAGATCCTGATCATCTGGCGCGTTCTCAAGCATCTCTGCGAGTTTGTTCGCATACTCCGCGAGCAACTGCGCGCGGCGACGTGTCATTGGTATGTCTTGATAACCTTTTCGATTAATCGCGTTCATGATCAAATCTCCTCATCGATCTCGATGTCATCATCTTCTTGGTTGGGTGGTATAAGGCCGGGGATCTCTTCGCCCTCATCCTCTTCACTTTCGCCGGCGGCGGCCATTTGTGCTGCGTTAATGTAGCTTGCATTTAGCAACATATCAGCTATTGGATTATCGAGCGGTTTAAGGTCAAAAGCTGCGCGCGCTTCGTTCACGGTCATGTAAGAATTAACCTTTTTTGAGATCGCGTCTAGGCGCTGACTCTCGCTCTCTACATCGAGGCCTACGAAGCTCAACTCTAAGTGAGGCGCTAAAGGTGTAATGATCCAACGGTTTATCCATGTCTCTAGTGACCGGAGTAGAGGTCTGAGACCTTTCTCTTTACTGTACTCAATACGTTGCGCGGGGCCACCTTGATTCAGTGCGCTTGATTGTCCCTCATTACCGAACACATAGCCTAACTCAGCGGGGTCCATTTGATAGAGCGCACAAACCTCTTTGATGAGGAAGTTGAGCCAAGAACTATACTCCATATCAGAGTTTGAGTTGGTCATGTTGACGCTCTGAACTTCTTCTTTTGCTTCGGGATCGAGTTGAATAATCGGTGTCTTCTTTGCACCGTTCCCACCCTGCAACATTGAATAAAACTCGCGCCTGAACGCTCTAAACAGCGCGGGGCTCATCTTACTCTTGATGGCTAGGATTCCTGATAGATGTAAACCGTGTGTAAAGTTGGCGCTGTTGTACGCCTTCGCCCTCACCATGTCTATGATCGTTGGCGCTGCCTCTTCGATTTCAGGATAACCATATCCATTCGATGAGATCTCAGAGCGCGGGCGCCGGATGCCAAACGCCATTTGATCTGCGTCAAACTCAGCGACCACTCGGTTATCAAGCACTTGAACATACGCGGTTTTTCTTGGATCTCGTTGACCTGCTCTTATCTCTGCCTCTGTAGGCGCGGCGCGTCTGATGGTCGCTGAATCTACGGGCTTAAATGCAATCGGGCGCCCGCCTTTGTGGATGATCTCAAAACAGCACTGATCAAGCGTCAAACTATCTCGCGTGATCTGTCGCAAGAAGCCTTCAAATGTTTGATGACCTACTATCCGCGAGTCACCACATCTCAATAACCATTCAACGATGGCCTTGATCTCTTTGCGGTGCTCGTCTGTGAGCTCCGTTGACTGATCTCTTAGCCTGATCACGAAGCCTGCTGCGTGTCTATCGGGCTGTGGTCGTGCGAACTCAGCAACTTGACTCACGCGCGTCTGAATGATTCCGCTGATCAGTGGTACGCGCGCTAATTGTCGCAGCGTTGCATAACTGAGCGCGCCTTGTGTCCCTTGGTGAGCGTCGCCCAACAACGCGCTTTGATAACTCAGATTATGATCTGTGCTGTATGGGTTGAGCTCATACGCCTGAGGCGTGCCGGGTTTCGCTTTGACTAGATCCGTCATCGCCTCGATGGTGTTTTGTATGTCGCTCATGGGCCCTCACAGTTATTCGGCTAAATCGACCTCCAACGGTCGATAAATGAACTTGATTTTATTAATCGGTCGAAAACATCTTACCACACCTTCAACGCGTTTTTCACTCGGTGTCTCGCCGAAAGCGTTGCCTTCGACTGTCCACGCGCCTGAGAGATCATCCTCAACCTTATCAATGATCGTGATGTGATCCCCCCAACGTTTATTCGCGCTTGTCGAGATGACCATAATATCACCCGCGCGGGCGTTCTCAAGGCCTTTGATCTCACGCGGTGTGCCTTTGGCCCATTCCCTCAAGCGATAAGTGCTTGGAAAGCTCTTTTTTCTGAGCTTGGGTAAAACACTGATCCAACACCAAGCAGCGAAGCAACCACACCAAGCAAATTTGCGGTTTTGGTAGGTCTCTTGCCAAGTCCATCCCGCGCCCTCTCTGATATATCGATCAAGGATCGGGCCATCTGATACCTCTCCTACAGGCTCAATGATCTCCTCGCGCCATTGTGCGAGCCCACGCTCAAGCGCCTCGCGCCCTGCTTCCTCGCTCGCGTATTCAGTCGGGCGCTCTACGCTTCGATCTTTATTTAATTCATTCATTAACTTGGCGCGTTGCGCTCTTCTTTGGTCGTGTTCCATGTCGTCTCTACCTCATAAAATGATAAGTGGCGAAAGTAGCAGCGCACGCGCTCAACGTGATCACTGCTCCAATAGCTGCGGGTTTGAATGTCGGGCAATGCTCCGTAGAGCACAAAGCCTTGAGCGCGTTTAGCGCGAGCTCATGTTCTGCGATCATGCCTCTAACATCCGTCTCAAGTTGTCGGCGCGCTGCCGTTTCTTCTCGTAGCTGTTTCTTCAGCTGATCGCGCTCTGCTCTGAGCTCTGCGAGCTCGCCTCGATTGCGTGTGAAGAGTGAGCGAGAGATCAATACACCCGCTTGAGGTGCCTGACAACCTCTCGGTAGTCGCGCGGGCTCATCATCGCTCAGTGTTTTCGGGCAAGGTGCGCTGATCTCCTCACCTGAGCTCTTGATCCATATCCCCGAAGGCGCAGGGCTCAAGATCATGATGAGACTTAAAAGTCCTGATCTAACCATGTCTCAGCCTCCCTCTCTCCACGCTCGCGCGCTGCGTGCTTGGTGTCTATGAGCTCTTGAGCGCGAGCTTGAGCGCGCTCTTCATTCTGCTTGATCTGCGCTTCGATTTTTTTCTTGCGCTCTCGATGTGCTGCGCCCGCCGCCACAATCACGGCGCCCGCGCCCGCTGTCTCTCGACCAAAGCAAAGATAACAGAGGATCAATATACCTATGATCATGAGTCTTTTCTGTGTGGTGGTCATCATGGTTATTACTTTAGCTTATAACTCATATTAGATAATCTCCCATTCAGTTGAGCCCGCTACGATTGTGATTGCGCTATATGCCACATTCATTACAAAGGTTGCAGCACCATCAATCGTATCACTACCCGCGTTGATCGTTGTATTATTTGATGCATTACGAACTTTTACCCTTATCTCATCACCATCCGTTACAGAGCTGAGTGCAGGTAGATTGATCGTTACTGCTCCGCCTGAAGTATCTACCGAGTAATGATACCATGCTTGAGCAGTAACGGGGGATGACGCTGAAGTTATGGCCGAGTAGGTATAGTTTGTACCACCGCCACCCGCGCTACCTAGTGCACTATCTATCGCGCTCAAGTGCGTGCTCAACGTGTCTGAGCTCGTAGCCGTGTAATTTGTCGGCGTGATGTTACCTGTCAGATCATCACTCGTTGAGGGTGTGATTGGGTTGATCGTTGACCATGTTGAGCTGCTGCGTTTGCTCAATGTGATTGTGTCATACTGAGCGAGAGTCGTTGAGGTCGCGCCGTCAAATGTATCCGTTGATCCTCTGTTTAGTGTCACTGTGCCTGAGCCCGCGTTTTTTACAGTGACTCGATAGTCAGGCTTACAGTCACTGAGCGTCGGAAGTGTCACTGTTACATTGTTTGCGGTGTTGACAATGTACGTTAGGTGCTTCTCTCGCCCGTGTGAGATGGTTGCATTTGCGCCTGTGCTGTCCTCTGTTGTCTCATATGTCGGGGTATGTTGACCGAGACGGTAATACACTCGTTTATCTGTCCCTGATACATCTTGAACAGTTACTTCTACTTGTACGCTCTCCCCGGGCTTTAATGCGATACTTGAGATGTTTACATTCTCAAATGACCATAGATACGCTCTATATGCGACGCTTGAGACATTTAAATAACTATTTGATAGATTGACGGTTAAACTTGATGTCCCTCTATTTTCAAAATAAATTCGTTTACCATCGAGATCTTGGATGATGCTCTCATTATTGTATCGATCAGGTAAACTTATTGTTCGGGCTGTCGTCTCTGCGTATGTCGTCACATATCGATGAAATGGTCGTACAGTGTTTGAAATATTAGACGTCAACACATAGTCACCATGAATTTCACCCGCACTCAAAAAAGCCTTTTTGACGCTGCTATATGCTAATGTGTCCGCGCTTGACAATGATGATGTTGCCGCCTCAACTTCAAAAGCTGGCGAGTGGTATAGATACCATTCCACCGGTGACCCTGCGCCCGCTTGATAAAGTCTGATTGTCCCCTGTGACTCAACCGTAATTTGATCTCTATATGTCGCTACTGTCGGCGCGAGTGTGCCATCAGCATAGTAAAGTTTCGCCTGTCCACTTGTGTCGTAAAGCTCGATGATCACTGACTGAGAACTTAGATTTGTAATCTCTATCGTGTCTCCATCTGTGCTGCCACTGTTCGGCACTCGTGCCGTCAACGTGCCTGATGTAGCAGGGTCAACTACATAGTTTGTATTTGCACTTAGGTTTACCACTGCCGAATTATTAATGACTGTAGGTGCTGTCGCTCCGCCACTTGGAGCGCTAAACGTTACAGCGCCCGCGCCATCTGTCGTGAGTACGTCGCCCGCGTTCCCATCCGTGATTGGTAGAGTATAGACGCTCGTTGAGCTCTGATTACTCGCGTTGCCTACAAAGAATTTACCCTGATCAAGATTTGGCGTGGCGGCACTTCTACCCGCGCCGCCTACAAAGATCACACCCGCCGAATCCGCGCGTACTACCCGCCCGATGTTTTGAAGCTTGGCGCTAGATCCTGCCGGTGGGCTCGCCACTAGCGCGCCCGCTGTCGTGCTTACATAGAGCGTGTCTCCCTCGCTAAATGCAGCGGTGTTCACATTTTTGAGCTCTCCGAGTGAGATGATCCACACATCTGCCCCCGCGTTGCCGCCTGTCGCGATTAGACCCGCCGCAGGCATAGTCCCCGCGCCATCTGCGTCTGCTAATAGCACCTCTGGCACATCGCCGCTGACACCTGATATGTAGACCGCCTGGCCAATGGTCATCGCGCTCAAGCTCGCGTTCTTCGCCTTGAATACAAGTCCGCCTGTAAGCTGACTCGCATAGACGCGGTTAAATGGCGCGCCCTCATCTCTTAGGATATCTGCTAGCTGTTTGCCTTTGATCCGCATATGATTCTCTCTCTCGCATGGTGTCTATCTATGCTGAGAGAGTAACACTTTTCAGGCTCTATGTCACCTGCCGAGATTAGGCGTTGTAGCGGATCTCGATGATATCATCTGTCTCTAGTGTGTAGTGTGTCGATCCGTTCCAAATGAGCTCATCCCCTGAAGCGATATCAGCGAGCGCGCGCGCTGTGGTGCCACTGTCGCTCGAAAAATAAGCTTCTGTTGTCTTCACTCCATCGCCTAGCTCGATACCCACACCGTTCACAAGTACGAGTACCGCGCTATCATCGAGAGGGGTTGCCGAGATAGTGATCCCTGTTCCCGTGCCATCTAATGAAATCGAGCTCGCCGCGCTTCCGCTGTCGAGCTGTGGTACTGATGCGTCAAGTTGTCCGTTCGCAGTGTCCGCTGTGAGACCGTCGCCCGCGAGCGCCGTTAAGAGCTCATTTCGTGTGATCTTTCGGACTCCTGACGAGTCCACCATGACAAAGTTGTGAGTGCTTGCGAGACCTGCCGCAAGTACCGCGCTCATGTTGTCGTCGTCGAGCTCAAGACCGGATGAGCTTGATGCAAGACCACCATTACTCTTGAGATTAAGCGCTACCTTGTTTGATGCTGTCGTGAACTCGTTTGTGTTGTTGAGATCGCTCAAGAAAGTGAGCGCTGAGATCTTGCGTGGCCCGCTTACACTCGCGTCGTATACAGCGATTGAATCACCACTTGCCGCCGCGTCTGCAACTGCAGTTAGGCCATTGATGTCAAGGTTGAGTGTGTCGCCGCTCTTTGAGAGACCGTCGCCCGCGGTGATCTGCCCTGCTCCGCTAAACTGAATGAACACGAGATCATCAGTGTCAAGCGTTGGTGAGCTGCCGTCGCCGTTCGCCTGTAGCACATACGCGCGGTTTTGATTCGTTGAGCCATCCTCGACGAAGACGAAAGCGCCTGTGTTGAGATCTGCGGAGCTGTCGGCGTCGGTTGCGCGCGTGAGCTCTGCGGCGGTGCTTCCATCACCTACTACGCTCACATAGTAGATTCCGTTATTTGATGCGGTGCTCTGGTCCTTCAAAAGCACGCGATCATTGAGCGCGAGGCTCACGCCGTCAATCGAGATCGCGCCGGTTGAGCTCGCGGTGAGAACATTCGCGCTATATGATCCCGCGAAGTTTGCCGCTGACGCGACTACTACGCTCTCCTTAAAATCGAGCCCTGCCGCGGAGCCCGTGGTTACAGAGTCTACATAGGCCTTATTGGCCGCGTCATTGTTTGAGCTTGGGGTTGCTACACTCACTGAGCCTGATGTGAAATCAAAGCTGTCTGTGAGGTCGATCTTTGCCGCCGCAATGCTCGCGTTGGCAATCTGTTTTCCCTTGATTTGTGCCATGTTTCGGCGCTCCTTATCAGGTGGGGGGTTATCGAGGTTGATAGAAGATTTCGATCACATCTCCGGTCTCAAGCGCGTCTGCGGAGATCCAAGTGAAGGTGCGATAGTTATGCGAATACTCAACATTGATCTGTTGAGTCACACCGTTGAGCTTGAGGATCGCGAGCGCGTCGCCGTCAAGATCTGTTGCGGGCTGTTGGCCTATCGTGAACTGAGTTTGGGGCGCCGTGACCGTGAAAAGCTCAAGTTGCCAACCTTGCGAGCCTCCGCTCATTGATGATTGATCGCCTGATAATGTCGCCATCTCAAAGACCTCGCGGCCATGTGTTTAGTGTGATGGTCTGCGTTGCGGGTGCAACGGGGACGCCCGCGAACTCGATCTTGAGCGCGTCAAATACAGGCGCGCGATCAACTAATATCACAGCGTCCGTCTCTAGTGCTCCTGAGACGTGCTCGATGAAGTTGGGCGCTCCTACGGGGCGATAAGATACCGTGAATGATCCCCCCCCTAGATCCTTCGCGCTCACTTGTACATTTCGATGACCATCGCTAAAACGTTGGCCGAAATATGAGCTTGGCTCGATGATGAGCTCTGCTCCTCCCACCGAGGTGAATATATGTGTCTCTATCATCAGTGCTCTCCGCTTGTCGTGTAGCCGGGTAGTAATTCACTCCATATTGTATCATGAGCGGCGCGGGTAGCGTGATTAGAATATTCATCGTGCGTCATGATTTCGCTCTCATCTCCGCTAAATAGGCGCTCATCTGCTGTGCCTTGGATCTCCGTTCCTCCAAAGTCCATCGTGTAGGTAAACGCGCTTTTACGTAACCAAGTCTCGGCTATCCATAGGGCCATCACAGTGTCATCGTGTTTCTCTTTACCGAGATTGTAGAGCTCATGGATCAGTGGCTCTAAGCGCTCGCGGTCTGTGTCTGTGGCGCTTGGAAGGATGATTTTATCGTTCTCGAATAGGACTGAGAGCGCCGGCACACCTTCCCAAGGATCAGCTTTATTTCGCGCGTGGGTGATGTGTGCTTTAAGTGGTAGATCACTTGATCGCTGCAATCCTAGATAATGGAGCTCGCCGAAAGCGTTTTTTTCTACCGCGACCACGCGCGGCGGGCGCCTAAATTTCGCGTACTCGCCTTTAACACGCCCTTGTAGCTCGGTGGGGCTCATGCCGCGCTTTCGGAAGATATCGATCAAGTAGCGGTCGCCCGTCTTTGAGTTCCTCCCCCATGTGATCCCCACGGTATAATCTGTGTCTCGTTCCTGTGCGCCTTGTGCATCTGTCACTAAACTAAAATCCCAACCTTGAACGAGATCATCAACCTCTGCGGGTATGTCTCCTAGTCGATAGCGTTTACCACGCTCCATCGCTCTCTCTAGCCACGCCATTTTGAAGGCTGCGCTTGATTCATCTTGTACTTCGTTCTGAAACTCACGACTGAAAAGCCGTGAACCTACCGCGCGGCGCTCAAGTAAGAGATAATCTAACGGCCTCTCTTCAGGCCATAAACATGAGCCACCTTCAATGTCTACGCCCGTGATGATCTCGCGCCCGTTCTCATCGGTGTCCGTGATGAAACTATAGCTCTCAGGCCAATTTGGGATAGCCTTGTCATGCATCACTCGATAGGTTGGATCATTGATCAGGTGAGCAAATAGATCATCGTGGTGTTTCCTCGTACCGATAACGAGTATCGATCCACCTCGCGAGAGCATAGGCGCCACAGTACCGCGCCACCATTCGCGCGTTTTTGATCTCACGCCCGCTGTATATGTGTTTCGATCATCTTGGATATCATCACAGATAATCAGATCAAAGTGACCACCGGTCACGGATCCCCCCGCGCCGATCACCTCTAAAGAGGCGTCTACGCTCTGTCGGGATCGGTTGAGGTAGATCAAGTTATTGGTCCACTTGCTCCCCTCGGCTTGAAATGGGGGCGCGCCGTCTAATGGATCACTCGCCCAATCTTCAAGGATCCTTGAGCTCTGTAGTAGTGAGCTCACGCGCCTCATGCGCTTCTCTGCTTGTCCTTGACTCTCCGATATCCATAGGATCCTGATATCTCGATCAAGGCAAAGCGCGCGGGTCGCGTAGGTGATCGCGGCCTCTGTCTTTCCATGATCACGCGGCGCTAAGATCAGGGTTTTTGCTTTTACGCCTGTGTCTTTGGCTCGGACCGTGGCGCTCTCCATCGTGTCTAGCCATCTGTCGCGATGATCAGCGCGCCTCATTCCGCAGTAGTACGCATCGAAAAACTGCGGGCTCGCCGCGCTCAATATCCGGCGCCCTCGCGCTGTCGCTAGTAGCTGTTGAGTGTCCATTGTTCTTGATCACCCTTCTTTATGCTCTCTCCATAAATCCGCGTCGGCGGTGCGCTGGGTCTTGCCACCGGCCGCGAAAGAATACACGCGCGCTCTTGACCACGCCACCTGAGAGGCGCCGGGGCGGTGTCCTGTAGCCCACGCGGCCGCGCCTCGCTCATGCACCTCTTCGATGATCGATCTCTTGATGCCTGTGAGGCGCGCTACGGTGTCTATAAACTCTTTAGCGCTGTTACCTTTCATCGCCTCGCGTACATCAGCAGCTAGCCGCGTTCGCGAATATTTGCTCGGGCGTGTCTTCGCGTCCTCATCGCTCGGCAGCGGTTCATAAGTGCGCTGTGAGGCGTCTCGCGCTCGGCGCTCGAGCTCTCGCTTGCGTTGGGCTCTCTCCTCACCTTTGAGCCCGCTCAGGTATTTAGCGGGCACTTTAGGCGGGCGCGAACTCTCCGCGCTCTTGAGCAAGTCTCGGCGCGCTTTGCTCATTTAGATGTCTTCCTCATCATCCATCTCATCATCATAATCCATATCATCACCCTTGCTCATTGCGAGTGGGCTCATGGGCTCCGCTCCGTTCGCGGCGCGGGCGCTCACGAGCTCTTTAAGGTCGCTCGTTGGCATTTGCTCAAAGATCGCCATCACTTGCGCCTTCTTGATCTGTCGATCGCTGAGGAAAGAATCGAGCTCTTCATCACTCAAATCATCAACCATCGAGTAGACCTGATTCATCATCTCGCGCCGGCTCATGCCCTTTTCCATGTCCTCTTCTTCTTCATCCTCCATATCATCATAATCTTCTTCATCGATGGCTTTTTCGAGGTCATAGCGCGAGCCTTTTTTCATCTTTTTTGGCGCGGATGGCTCGTCGCCGCGGTCATCATCCGCAGTACCGAAGAGCTCTGCCATAATCTCATCGAGTCGCTCATCACTCATCTCGTCGCGGTCGTTGTCTGCGCTCATGCGCTGTTTTTGGGGCTTTGATGCCTTGCGGCCTTTGATTAGATCTACAAACATATCTCTCTCCTTAAAATTCGAGTACGGCTCTAAAAATTAACTGTCCGAGATGATCATAATCACTCTCGTATTGGTGCGCGAGTATCATATATATCTCATCATGATCAGGCTCGATATCATGTATCTCGATATATGCGCTCATCACCATCTCTACCGTGAGCGCGCCCGATGGATGCGCGTATGAGCGATCGAGGATAAAACTCTCGATGCTCTCTATAGTGTCGTCTGCGTCATAGTCGATCATACGCGCTCCTCGTAGATAGTCGCGGTTATATTATCATGTCTGCGCTCTTTGATATAGCTCGATGAAAAAAATTAAAAATAAAATTTGACGTGGGGGGGGTTTTTGAATTATACAATCTCATAACGATTATTACATATCGTAACTCGACCAACTCACAAGGATCTCTCAATGCAGACTCTAGACCTTCTCTCACAAGCTCATGACCTCCGCGCCCAAGCTGACGCCCTCGCCGCTCAAGCTCTCTTCGGTGATCTCTTCGCTAGTTCAGGTGATCAGATCCAAGCGCTACGCGATCAGGCCGATGCCCTCGCCGCTCAAGCTCAAACTCAAGAGAGCTCGCCTCAAGCCGAGCTTGATCAACTTTTCTCGTCTCTCTTTGCTTAATCTCTCAACTCCCAACTCACACAAGGATCTCTTATCATGAAATTCATCAATATTAATCCTCATAAAAACCAAGTAAAACGCATTAAAAACGCATCTCTTAAAGCTCAAGTATGGGCCGCTGTCATCCATTCACTGCCTGTTACTTTTCATGATCCTGATGCGGTGCGCCGCGCGTCTCTGCTCGAAACTGTCACTCTGACAGATGGTTCCTCAGCTTATCGGCTCGCCGTCCCTGTCTTTGGCTCACGTTTCCGAACCGATTGGGTCAAGTAGCCTACTCAACTCACACAAGGATCTCATTATGTCTCGTATACCTTTTTTCGATGATCATGACCTACTCGATCAATGGCACGATGAAAATCGAGCAGGAAATGGCTATGCTTTCAGTGATCCCGATGATCACGCCTGTCAAAATTCCATCTATACCGCTGCCGAGTCGGAAGGTGCTCAAGTCATCTGTCGCTTAAATACACCCAACTGTTATCTCGTCATGTGGGATGGTCAGTATCATGTCGTGGCAGACTGTCACGGATGGTGGGCCTGTCGCGTCAGTCTTTAAATTTTAAACTCACACAAGGATCTCTCATCATGGACTTCGTAACTAAAGAAGAATTAGATCGTCCCTCTCTCGTGCTCAATGAATGGATAAACGCTCTCGATGCAACTACCCCGGAAATTGATGATCTCATTAAACAAATTAAAAACAATATCATACAACTCCATGACGCTTTCGAGCGTCAAGATGCCGAGGCTTATCACTCCCTCGACAACATAAACTCCGATCTCTTTGGAAAGCTTGATTGGTTGATCGTCAATCTTTAAATTTACTCCAACTCACAAGGATCTCTCATGTGTCTCTCTGATAAATACCCTACTCAGTATGATCTCAAACCTATCATTTTAGATGAGCCGACCTCATTATCAATCACTGATCTTGAGCAACGCGCGCTTAACGCTGTCGATCTCGTTGAAAAGATCTCTGAGCCCATTAACCACTTCTCGCTCGCTCGTGGTGCTGTCCGCGCTGTCGCGTTTGTTGCTCGCGCTCGCCGAGGTGCCGCCAAATGAAAACAATCAATGGAGCTCTGAAAGTGTACGCCGAGACGTATCAAGATGAAATGAACGCGCGCTCCGCTTTTGTCGATGCTATTGCGTACCTGATCGGTGGGCGAAAATGGTCTTGGGACGTTTCGCCTCACGCTCTCACTGTCCGCGCTGGTGAATTGATTCTTGATGGTCACCGTTCACCATCTCAGCAAGCTGTCATTGAGCGCTCTGTCATTGCACTCTCTGATCGTTTGCGTGATGACTTGGTGATCTATGTCTCTGATATATATGATAGCGTCGAGTGTAAGTGGATCGAGTTTTTACGCGATAATCGAGGGGACTTAGAGAGCGAGATCGCATTATCAAAGATTTGGCGCGGGTCGGCATGGGCGCCTTGTGGTCGTCATATCATGCTCTCGCTCGATCCTATCTATGATCTGATGTCTCAAGATACTGATCGTGAAATATCAGATCATGAGCGTGAGGAGAACCGATTATTTGACTTCGATATTAGGAAGGAATTAAAACGATGTTAGATCGACGCCTGAAACATGATCTCTTCGCGCTCGTGGTGTGCATTAGTGCATCTATCCTCATCATTGGCTTTTTTTTAACTTGGCTCGCGTCTCCCATCACTGATTTAGAGCGCTGTGCTGTGTCCATTCATCGTCTCCCCATGCCAAAGAAAGTCCGTGCGCTGAATTGGCCCGCTACTCGCGCTGTCTCTTATCGTGATGGTGAGCGGTGGTGTTCTATCGTAGGTGCTCAAGAAGGGTATCGGCGCGCTTTGGAGCTGCACGATGAATAGTTTACAGAAACGAATAAAAGATAATGTCTCGCAAGCGAGCGCCAACATTGCAGTGTTACTGCCTTGTGATCATCCCATGTGGGAGCGCGCTCATGAGATACCTGAGATCGCGTCTAGCGCGTGCCGTTCCGATTCTGCTGTCGCCCGTGTCCTTCTCGTTCGCGGGTTAGTGCTGATCGAGGAAGGTGCAACACTGCCAACACTCACGATGGGGAGAGCAACCACCTTTCGCGTCGCCAAGTGGGTAGATCAGTATCTATATGATCTCGCTTGTGCGCGACGGTTGCCGATGCGTCATCTTGCTCAAATGGCTATTATCACTGCGCTTGACTCGTTGGAGGTGTGATGATTTTACATGGTGACAGCATTGAAGTTCTAAAGACTATGGAAGAGTGTTCAGTTGACGCGGTGGTCACTGACCCCCCTTATGGTCTTGGTGACACGTCGCCTAAGATCGTAGCAGAGTGTCTGCGCGCTTGGTCATGCGGTGAGACGTGGACACCGAAGGGGCGCGGTTTCATGGACAAGAGTTGGGATGCGTGGGTGCCACCTCCTGAGCTGTGGCACGAGGTGCTACGTGTGCTCAAGCCCGGAGGTCACGCGCTTGTTTTTGCAAGCTCGCGTACTCAAGATCTCATGAGTATCTCGCTACGATTAGCGGGTTTTGAGATACGTGATACTCTACAGTGGCTCTATGGATCAGGTTTCCCAAAGTCACACAACGTTGAAAAGTCAACAGGTGATGCACAGTGGGCGGGCTGGGGTACAGCGTTAAAGCCTGCTTATGAACCCGTCATATTGATACGCAAGCCCTTTGAATCCACAGTTGCAGACAATGTACTTGAGCATGGAACAGGGGTAATCAACATTGATGCTTGCCGTGTTGGTGATGATGCTAGAGTCAACCCTCGGGCCCGCAACAAAGCAGGGGGTAACTCATTAGGTTTATCTGAAAGGGGTATGCCACAAGATGCACAAGCGAGTGAGTGTGTAGGTCGATGGCCTTCAAACGTGATACTTGATGAAGAGATTGCTGACTTATTGAGTGACAAGCAACGTTTCTTTTATTGTGCGAAAGCAAGTAAGACTGAACGTGAGGCGGGTTTAGCGGGCTCAGTGGGTTTCGAGCATACCCCACGCGCAAACACTCATCCAACAGTCAAACCTCTCGATCTCATGCGTTACCTAGTGCGCTTGATCACTCCACCTAATGGATTGATTCTTGATCCATTCGCGGGGTCAGGGTCTACGCTCTGTGCGTGTGTGTCAGAGGGTTTTCGCGTGGTTGGTATCGAGCGAGAACCGGAGTATGTAGAGATCGCGCGCGCTCGTTTAGCTCATTGGACTCATGAGGCCAAGAGTGAGGAAACAAAGATCGGTGATCAGCTTAATCTTTTCGCCGCGCTCGATAAGCTCTAAGGTATTCACGCTGCTTTTTTTTGCGCTCTTCGCGCTCGGTGGGTGTCTCCGCGTCTCTTCGCGCTTTTTTATATTCACGCTCTTTTCGTAGTGTTTCTTCGCGCTCGGTGGGTGTGAGGGCTTCTCTCCGCGCTTTTTTGTACGCACGTTGTTTTATGAGTCTTTCTTCGCGCTCCGATGGTGTCTCCTCTTCGCGTTTGAGCTTTTCAATATAGCGTCTGTATTCGAGTCTTTCTTCGCGCTCCGATGGTGTCTCTTCGGCGCGTTGTCTGCGCTCGTACTCTCTCCGCTCCGCTCGGTATTTCGCTGTCGTGGTGTAGGTGCGCATATATGCGCGTCTCTCGTCTGGTGTCTGCGTCTGCGCTTTGCGCGGTCTTCCTCTGCCTTGTTTCATTTTTTTTTCTCTGCTTTTCTAACCTTCGGTAATTCTCCATTATCGAATGTTAGGATTTTATTTTTTTTAGAGGTTTAAAAGATGCCTGTTTTTAGGGCTTTACTCGTTATCGTCATCATCTGCACGTCTACTTAAAGCGCGGCTTGCTATGTCGCCTATCTGCCTGAGCTCATCACCTGTCAATCCTGCTGCTGCTGCGTGCTCTGTCCAACTCCCTTGGCTCACTTCGATGCGCGCCTCTAGCGCTATCTTGTCGGCGCCTATGAGGCTCTGCCGGCGCGCTAGTGCATCAAGAGCGAGCTTTAGTCCTCCGGCCTTGATCCGCTCATCTCCTGAGCTCTGCACTAACGCTAGTGCTTCACGCGCTATAGCCTCAGCCTCTGCTCCTAGTGAGAGGGCCATTGAGCGCCGCTGCTCTTCTGTGATCCCCCTCTCTAATAGCGCCTTCCACTCACCTATGAGCTGGTGTGTCCACCGAACCGGCGCGCCTGTGATCTTTGCGAGGTCTTGCGCGTTAAAGGGTCCCGGCCACCTGCGCGCCACTTGATCAATATAGCTGATCCATTCGGCGCGTGTGTCTGCAGGGGCGCGACCTGTGAAAGCCTTCCCGATAGTGTGATCAGGTAGCGTGGGCGGAGGGAGCTCCCGCGCGATCTCCTGAGCGAGATCAACAAGCGCTTGATGTCTATAATATGGATCTGAAGCGGGCGCGATGATCACCCGCTCAAGTGCGCGCGGTTCGGGGGGCGCGGGGCTCTCCTCGCGCGTGCGTGTGAGGGGCGTGGGGTGGCGTGTCGCGCAAGACCGTTTTAGAGCTTCCTCGCTCTCTTCTTTGATCTTCTTCTGTCGCCTTGTCTCCCTATACTTTTCCTGATCAGGCTCAGAGATCAATCCCCACTGATCAGCGAGCTCAGAGAAGATCTCACGGATATTGAGCCCGCTCTCAGCTTCGTGGGTCATGTCCTCGATATAGCTAGAGAGCTGAGTGAGCCGCGCTGTGTTATTTTTTCTAGCTCGATAGATCTCAATCATCATGAGACTGAGCCCTCGCGCTGTCTTTACGCCTGTGAGGCTGTTAGCTCTTGCGAGCTCAAGCGCCTCGTACCATTGCGCCGTCAAAAGTCTCTGCCAAATTGCTTGATGCGCTCTCGTTGCGCCTTTGATCTTCTTGATCTCATCAAAGAGCTCTTCACTTCGTTGGGGTGTTATCGTGCGATCATCCATGATGTCTTCTCTCTGAGCATCTCCGCGTGTTCCGCGACTTCGCGCGCGTAACGGCTTTTTGATCCTGATCCGTTAAATTTCCCTGCGGCTTCTTGTGTCGATGTACTGCGCGCTCGGTAGTAGCTCCACGCTCTGAGACCGCTATCTATTGCGTCTCGGTCGCTCTTTCGTTTCCAATATTTAGGGATGGCTTGCAGCGGTCCGCGCTCGCCTGATGAGCCCACGAGATCAGTACGGTGTCGTGTCTCATGTTGACTGACTGCGATCACCTCATAGATGTCTAGGCCGTGTTCATGAGCTCTGTGAGCTACTAGGCGGCATACACGGTGTGCTTTGGGTGCGCTGGTTCTCAGGTAGCGTTCACGTGCTGATTCACTAGATGTCTCTAACGCGCTCGCGTGTACACTGATAGCACATAGCAAACTGATGAGTCTTTCAATCGTGACAGGGATGATCATATATCTCCTTTTTTTTGTGTCGAGTGAGAGTGAAGAATATAGCCCGCACTAGCAAGAATCTCAAGAGCATGATTGAGCCCATAGGCGACCTCCGCTCTCCATCCTAGTGATCTCAACTCTTCGAGCCATATCCGCTGATGTGGGGATAAGCGCCCGCGCTGTTTGCCTGCTGCCTGATCTCGTTTCAGCTCAATAGCCATCCCGCTGCCGATCCCTGAAGGTGGGGGGGTAAAGATCAAGATATCAGGCACGCCGGGTTTGAGACCTTGTGCCTTCAAGCTTGCGGCTGTCCTCTTGTCTCGCTTGCCTCCGTTGGCGGTGGCTGTCCACAATAGATTCGCATCATCGAGTATCAGGGCTAACTCTTTTTGGATCTCTGCTTCGGTGATCATATTGCTCCTTTTTTTGAGGTGTGTCACTTTGTGTCACTTTGTGTCACTTAAAGTGGCACACCTTAACCTTATGATAAATATAAATAATTAAAAAAGGTGTGTCACTTTGGTTTTTGCAAGTGGCACACCTTAACCTTATGATATATATGGATAAAATAACAAGGTGTGTCACTTTAGCGCGTTTTTTCCCTATTCCTTATATATATATGTATATACTTTTCCTCTGTTTCCTTATGCAATATCATAAGCACATGGCGCGCTTTTGTTTTTTCTCACGTAAAGAATTAAAAAAAGAGTATAAAGTGACACACCTTGTCCTTTTTCCTTTACATATCATAGAGTTAAGGTGTGCCACTTTGTTTTTGCAAGTGACACACCGAAAAAAAAAGCTTTTACATATCATAGAGTTAAGGTGTGCCACTTTTATTTACAAAGTGACACACCTACGGCACAAAGTGACACACCTTTTACATCCATCTTGACAAACTCTTCAAATTAATATATTACCTACGGTAATATATTAAACGTTATCACTCTATATTCTGCGAAAAATCCAACGCCTTCTGAGCTCGTGTATGATCCATGATGTGTGCCACTTTGTTTTTGCAAGTGACACACCTTTTACATCCATCTTGACAAACTCTTCAAATTAATATATTACCTACGGTAATATATTAAACGTCATCACTCTATATTCTTCGAGAAATTCAACGCCTTCTGAGCTCGTGTATGATTCATTGGGTATATACAGCGTCTTGATGCCTGCATGATAAATGGCCCGTGCACAATTCAAACATGGTGCAGTAGTGCAAATCATCACAGTGCCTTGAGTGCTGGCTCCGTGTCGTGCCGCGTTGTATATTGCGTTTTGTTCGGCGTGATAGCAACCGATCGCGGGTTGGTCTCCACTCTCGATCTTGAGTTGATCTCGTAGGCATCCATCCCCACCACATAGATCCGGGCCTTTGCGCGGTGGGCCGTTGTATCCATCCGCCACAACGGATAAAGTCACCGGATCAATGATGAGGGCGCCTACTTTGCGTCGCGTACATGAAGATAACTCAGCGAGTGCCTGAGCTTGTTTAAGACGTGCGTGTATCTGTTTTGATTTTATCATTTTCATTTCACATTACTGTTTTATGTCATATAATCGATAGATCAGGGTAGAGAGTGTATCACTACTCCTTGTTGTTGAGTTAGAGATTGCGCGCTTGATTCAGTGTCTTTGATGGGGAATCAAGCGCGCTTCTTTTTATTTGTTTGGTAGCCATTCTTTGACGTGTCTATCGAGCTCAACATCATGCTCCGTGAGATGTGTTGCTCTGAGCTGTGCAAGCTCGGCGATCATGAGCGTCTGAAGCTGAGTTACCTGATCGCTCTTAAGTTGTAGCGAGATCTGAGCGTCTCTTAATCGAGCAATAAGCGCGGCGCGGTCGGCCTCTTGTCGAGAGAGTTGTTCTTTGAGCTCTTCAATTTCTGCGGGATCGCGTCCGCTTGCTACTGCGATCATCGCGCTGATTGAACCGGTCAACACTCCCAAGATCCCCACCAACACATCACGGTTTTTCTCAACGATTTCCACGAAGCTGAGAAAGAGGATCAGGAGTAGAATCAGAGTGAGATAGATCACTGAAAAGAGCCAACCTCGCCGCGCTTTAAGTTCGGTGAGTGTTAGAGGTTGAGAGGGTTGTTGAGAAGGCTGTTGAGAGGGTTGTTGTTCGGTCTCTTGCTCTTGTGTGGTGGTCATGATGATGATCCTTTTATGAATTCAATGAAGTGTCTGAGATGATCAAGCCATATCCACGGCGCGTGATCAAATCCCCATAGTCTACGCGCGCTCGGTCTACTGAGCCATATCATAGCCTTGACGATCAAGATCATGAGAATGATAAAGGCTACTCGATAAAGTAGCCAAGTACTAATCTCTAGCGCTCTCATGTGTCTAAGATGGCTCTTGACTTTGCGCGGTCCTCCTAGTCGCTTCACTTTATCCGATCCTTGCGGTGGTTGGAGGCTTGCTGTTGTAATCCCTACCGTGTAGATCGTGACGGGCTCTCGTACTCCCTTAAATCGATAAAGGCCCGCGAGCGCGTATCGTGTGAGCTTGGGCGTGTGTGCATTAGTGCGTCCTTTCACCTCTCTGAAAGCAGCCTCGGTCAAGAGTACCTGACCGGCTCCACTGAGACTCATCGCGCGCGCGGCTATGTTTTTAGCGATCCCTTCAAGCTCAATCATCTTAGCGCCAACGATCACATCAAGTTCATGCTGCTGAACCTCTGCAACGATACCGACATGAATCCCTATGCGTGTTTGTAGGCGTATCTTTGGAGGCACTGTTGCTTGATAATGGAGCGCAAAGTTTACCGCGTCAATGGTGCGCTCAAATGAGAGCAAAAAACCATCTGAGCGGTCAATCTCACGTCCGCTGAATCGGTGCATAAGCGAGCGTGTCAGGCGGTCATGATATTGGAGCCATTTCGCAGCTTTGAGGGGTCCTGCCCGTTGCACAAATTGAGTCGAGCCGATGAGGTCGAGTAATACGATAGTAAGTCGGCGCTCTCTCATGTCGGGTGTGATGATATGTGGGATCATGCGCGCGCTCCTCTGTGTCTGTGAGGGTGTGGGGCGCTCTAATTATATCATTCAGATCTCGTCCTCATCATGATATTGCTCAAGTGTTGCATAGGCTGCTTCCTCTTCCACAGTCTCTAAAGGTAGGTCTGGCGCGTATTTCCTGATCGCTTTTAAGTTGATCTCATACAGTTCATCAAGTGTTGAGATCTCGCCACAGCTCTCTAAATGCTCGTTGAGCGGTGTCGGGCACGACTCCGTTTCCGAGCAGTCTAAGCTCGTCTGTGTGATTATCCACGGATTTTGACAGCTCGGCATAGTCCATCCAATCGGCAAACCCATCAACGTCTCCACCCAACGCGGATTGAGTTTCCCTGTGAATGTTCCCTCGTGTACCTGATCGGGTAGTAGAGCTCCATATCTCCTCTCCTTGTAGCCTGAGGATTGCTTGCCTTTGTAATCTCGTGTTGTCGGTGTCGACCACGTCATTGTCTCTTGGTGCTCCCGTACTACAGCTTGATATATCTCCACCGCTTCGGGATTGACTTGCTCTCTCAAGTTTGAAGGGACTGTTCGTCCTTTGCGAACAGTTGTCGCTTGCCGCATCAGAACCTTTTTGCTTTTCTGCGCAAGGTGATCGAGCGTGTTTGGTGTCGCCCATTGTAACCCTTGGAGGCTCCCATTGATATGGTTCTGCGCCTCTTGGTGCAGGATATGCTGTGTTTGTACTTGATTTGGTAGGGATGGTGAAAACCCTCGCGCTTCTTTTCCCTGATCTACTCCCTTGTGGTCTCGTGCTTGTGGTGTGTTCCAAAACTGACCCTCTCGACTCTGTGTCTCTGAGCATTGATGAAACAATATTGCGTCCTGACTCGCTGAGATCGGAGCGCACACCCATGATGAACACGCGCTTTCGTTGATGGGGGGCGCCGATTTCACGCGCTGAGAATACTCCCGCCGTCGCATCGTAACCCAATCGCTCCAACTCGCGGAGGACATGGAGCAAAACGGGCGTACCTTCGGGATCACTCCATTCGTTTGATTTGAGCTTAGAGCCGATGATTCCTTCGACATTTTCAAAGAAAACAATGGTAGGTCTGCCCAACTCTCTGATTCCTCGAACAATATAGGGCCACAAGTGTCTTGGGTCTTCATCTCCTGTGCGTCTACCTGCTCCCGAAAATGGCTGACAAGGGAAGCCTCCTGAGAGGATATCCACTCGGTCATTAAAGAGTTCCCATGGGAAGGTTTTGAGGTCTGTGAAAATAGGCGCCACGTCGAGCAAGTTGTTCTCAATCTTTGAGACCAAGTTTTCGATGACGAAGGCTTCGATCTCCACATAAGCGACTGTTCTAACATCTCTGAGAGCTCTTGAGAGTCCGATGTCAATGCCTCCGTATCCGGTACAGAGTGAGATATGTTTAAGTTCTTTGGTATGATCCACATTCATTTAGCCTTTTGTTCCTCTCGTCTCCTACGTTGCCATTCTCGCTTCTTTCTTCGTCTTTCCTCGCGCTCTTCTAGCGTCTCATTCGCGAGTCGTTTTAATCGTGCTTTTTTTGTCGCAATTCGTTGTTTTTTGAGTCTTTCTTCGCGCTCCTCAGGTGTCTCTGCATCTCTGATGGCTTGTGCTTTTAATCGGTTAAAATTTCTAATATCTTCTTTCTCAGCTTCGGTGAAAACGGCTCGTCTCATTTGTCTCAGTTTTTTTGCGCGTGCTTTATTCTCAGGTCTCGCGCTGTATTCACGCTGTCTTTTGAGTCTTTTCTCGCGCTGTTCGGGTGTTTCTTCACTCATCGATTTGGTCTCTATTCCCTTTGATTTTCACGACGTGCCAAAGCCTCAATCTTGCGCTGACGTGTGATGTCTTGAGGTGCCTGAACGGGTGTTTCATTTGTCAGCGCGTGAATGATCTCTGTGTAGAGCGCTTCACTTTGTTGTCGTGTCTCAGGGTCCATGTTTTTACCGAGTTCAACGAGATGATATTGCAGTCGTTTTTTTAAATAGTGTTGGTTCATTTTTCTTTATCCTTTCGAGTGCCTAACATGCGATCAAGGCGAGCTTGTCTTTGTCCATCAGTCATTTTGCATAATAGAGTGCATAATAGCGTTTATGGTATTCACGGCAGTATTCACGGTGTGCTTCACGTTGTTCATCAGTCATGTTCGCATAATATCTGCGTGTTGCATCTTTTATCTTGCGCTTTCGTTCTTCTCTCTTCTCAAGAGACAAGTTTTTACGCCATTCACGTTGATATTCACGCTGGTATTCACGATATGCTTCACGTTCTTCATCAGTCATGTTTGCACGTCTAGCACGGGCATATAAACGTGCATATAGTCTGTCTTTTTCAGTTCTCATTTTTCTTTATCCTTTTTCCTGTTTTGGTCGTTGTCGAAGTCAAACCAAAGCTCTTGAGCGAGCTCCATGATCTGAGGGAAATATAGTGAGAGATGTAGTTGAATCGCGTGGGCGATGGTGCGCGTCTCTGTTTGTGTGTGGCTGTCGATGCGTATCTTGATGAAGCGTAGCCAATTTAACAGGTTAGCGCTCATGTAAAACTTTGTCATGACGCTGAGAGGGAGTACAAGGCGCGCTTCTTCGCGTGCTACTCCTGATTCAATGAGATCATGATAGAGATCAAGGCTTTGTGTCTGATGATCCTTGATGCGCTCAATGAGCTCATCACTGTTAGGGTGAATTTGATCTGTTGAGCATTGTAATAACCGCTCATGTTGGGTGTGGAGCTCTTGTGGCGCGTAAAAAGTGATGTCTCCGGAGGTGTAGCGTCGGCTGACCTCATTATAAGAGCACGTTCGATGCCTCATGATTTGCCGCGCTACGTAGAGCGGGCAATGGATGAGGAACGTTGCGCCCGCGTGCTCAAAAGGCGAGGTGTGCCCATTCTTGAGCAAATATCGAGCGAGTTTAAGATCGCGCTTTGGGTCGGGCTCATAGCTGTCTGTTAGGGTGCTCACTCGCGCGGCTCGAATGGGTGTATGATCATCACCGTAGTGATCAATATATGTCACGGAAATATTTTGATTCATTTGATGTTCCACTGATTCATGGTCTTTTCTTCTTGGATGAGTTTTAGACTAAAGTGAGCGATAGGATTTGTCACTTTACCTGCAGGTCTTTTTCTTGTCTTTTTCACGTTGGGTTGAGCAGAAACCGACCGAGTAAACGCTGTTAGACTCATTTTTGCAGCGCCTGATTGTCCAACATCTTCAGCCCACATTTTAAACGCTCCCCACAAATCCCGCGCTGATGTGCCTTGGTCGATGTCCACAAGCTCACATTGCGAATCGATGAAGGCAGCGAGAGAGTCAGTCTCTACGCGCCATGATCCGCGCCATTGATCGATCATCTTTTGGTGTCTATAACCTCCGCGCTCGATGTACTGCCTCGCGAGGTCTAAGGCCCAAGGCACAAGGATATCATACTCAGCGCGTAGCTTATCGAGTAGCTCAGGGTCTCTGTCCTCGCGCGTGAAGATGTGATGAAATTCAATCGGAATCAAGCGGCGCCATAGTCCGTGAGATCGATCTCTTGAGGCGGGCAGGGTGTTAGCGGCGAAAAAGTGTGCGGCGCGTGGGATCATTCTAAAGGGTTTCTCGCCCTTGTTCTCTACCGTGATTGCATCCCCTGAGATCATCGCCTTGATGGTGTCGCTCTCTAACAGATCGCTCTCGGGCATTTCTGAGACCACGTTTACGGCTGCGCCGAATAACTGAGCTCTACTAAAGCGCTCTTTCATGGCTTGGGGTGCAAGGTGCGCGGTGCGCTCTGCGCCGAAAAGATCAGTGATGAGTGCGGCCAACACGCTCTTGCCGTTGGAGCCGGGACCGTGTGCAACTAAAGCTGTTGCTTCGCGAGTACAGAGACCGAGTAAAGCGAGCCCTAACCATTCACCGATTGTGATGATCTTCGCCTCAATCTCTTGTTTGATTGTCTCCTCTGTCTCGTCAAACTCAGGTGTATGATAGAGCGAGCGCGCGAGGAATGAGCGAGTAAATACAGGTGGCGCTTTGGGCGCGTGTCCTGTGTCCTCATCCTCCCAATACATGAGCAGTTGAGGTGAGAGCTCATAATCAAGCGCGTGGATAGCATAAAAAGCGGGTCCGCGCGGTTGCACTTTGAGGCCTGCGAGGCCTGCGCAGATGAAATGTTGACCGAGAACAACACCCATCGGGGCGGTGTCAAATGGTGTCTCGATCTCTCCCGCGCCTGTGACGCTCGCGAGCATTTTAACGCCCGTTGTTACGGTCGCATGTTTGATCGGGATGGGGCGCCACTCGCCTTTATCATTTTCATACTGTGCGCCCTCTAATTTAAGAAATATCCGCTCAAGCTTGGAAGGTCTGTAAAGTTCCCATACGCCTGTCTCATGTCTGTAGCGTCGCAATCCTTCGCCGTGCCATATCGGCGCGGGTTCATCTCCCATTGATTCGAGTACCGCTTGTGCAATTTTAAGATCATCGAGGGGCGCTGTAAAAGTGCGGCGTAGGGGTTTAAGTTCAGGGAAATCGAGCAGGTCAACAGGGGCTGGTGGTGCGATCCCTTCCGCGATCTCTACATCATCGTGAATGGTCGCGAGCTCTAGCGCTTGATCTACATAGCGTATGAGCTCGCCTTTCTGGGCGCGTCTACCGTTGCATAAATGACGGTCTAACACTGCGCCTAGTTCTCTGAGCAGGGCCTCATCTTGTACCCAATGAGAGAGCTTGAACACTGCGCCTCTGAAGAGATCATGGCGCTGCGTGCCGTCCAGCTCGCGTGTCTGTAGATCGTGAGGGATGATAAGTGTGGGCTTTTTATTTTTCGGCGCGCGTGATGCTTGACCTTCGGCGCCCTCCCGCGCTGTCGCGCTTTGGGACGCCTGCGGTCTGCGCTCACTGTCTGCCGCGCTTGCGCTGTCTCCTACTGATTTTAAGTGTGTAGTCCATCTGTCCGCGAGGATATTGATAAACTCAATACTCATGTCTTCAGGGTGAATGAAGAGTTGCGCAAAGTCAGCGGTGACGCGCTCACCTTTTTTATAGATATGAGGCGCTGCGAATCCTCGCGTGATCTGAGTTGAGCCTTTATCAACATCGACCCGATCATACTCGCTGAACATCTGCTCAAGCTGTAAAAAGAAGGCGCGGCGCGCGCGGTCTCCTAAGGCTAGATCTACAGGAATCTCAAAGATGAGGCCGATTCGCGCGCCCCGCAAGGTGCGATAATAGAAGGCACCTTGCATATTTTTAAAGGGTTCAATGATACGCTCTACAAGCTCAAAGAAGTCTTGGCCTGAGCGCGCTTCCGGGCTCTTGTGTGCGTCTTTGTCATCGAGATCAATAAAGATACCACTCGTGAAGAGATCAATATCAAGCTCACGTTTAATGAGATCAGTGTTGAGCCCTCGCCCTTCGCGCGATGGCCGGAGCGGTTGTCCACCTTGTGCGGCGATAGGATATAGCCATGCCTCTTGATTGTTTCTTGTGACAGTGCACCAATCAAGAGAAAGCGCCTCTCGAAAGTTCATTGGTTTCAGTTGGTTAGGGTGAGGTTCGCCAACCTTCCACGCGCTAGGGGTCGAGTAGCGCCCGTTGTAATAGCTCACGGGTAGAGCGCTGATGATCATGTGATACTCCTTTTTTTTGAGAAAGAGAGACTCAGAAATAGAGACTTGACGCGCGGGTTGTCAAGTGCTATTTTCACAGATCTGATACATATCCTATTTTACAATCTACTAACCAAGAGGCATGAGAATGAGTAAAAGTAAATTCATTGAAGCGCTTGAGGAAATGCAAGAGCCGGAACAGGAAAGAGTGAACCATCCTGCACACTATCACGCTGATACAATAGAAGCTATAGATGTGATTGAGGCATGGGGTCTTAATTTTAATCGCGGTAACTGCGTGAAATACCTTTCTCGGGCAGGACTCAAAGACCCTACGCGCGAGATCGAAGACCTAAAAAAAGCGCTATGGTACTTGAACCGCGAGATCGAGAGATTGAGATCATGACACATTCTCATCGACATCATAGTATTAAAGAGACACGTCAAGAGATCTTGAGGGGCATCAAAGCTACTTTGGAGACCCTGAAACAGAGTGATGAGGCGCCCTTGATCGTCGCAGCACTTGAGAGCCAATTAAACGCGTTTTTGCTCACTTTGCCTGCATCATATCGAGGAGACGCGCCGAATGACTGAGCATAAACAATGGAGCTCAACGAGCCCTAGCCAAATCTCAACTTTCCGAGATTGCGCGCGCAAATGGTATCGTGAGAGCGTGCTAGGAGAGCGCGCGCCGAGCTCACCAGCAGCGGAGCGCGGAACGCGCGTACATGAGCAAATCGAGCAGTGGTTAATGAACGGGATCGCGCCGACAGACGGCACAGCGCGCGCGATGCTCAGACACTTACCCCCCGGCGGTAGCGTGAGCCCTGATCATGTTGAGCAGTCATTCGACATTGCACCTCCCGGATGGGTCGCGCGAGTGAGAGGCCGTATTGATCTAATCGACCCTACCACGAATCAGATCATCGACCACAAGACAACCGCGACACTTGACTATGCAAAAAACGAGCAGGATCTAGCCACAGACACTCAGGCGATCATTTACAGCGCGGTAGCGTTGAGTGGCGCGCTAGGTATTGAGTTTAGTGAACCGCTTAGATTTGTCCTAAGCTACGGTACAACGCGAGGCGCAGTCAAGACAGCGCTCGTGAGCCGCACCTTCACGCGCGCTCAACTCAGCGAACCGCTAGCGCGTATAGGTAAGGAGGTCGCAAAGCAAAAGGAGACATCGAGCGCCCTGCAGTGGTCAGAGGTCGAACCCAACTATCAGAGCTGTGATAAATACGGTGGTTGCTTTTTTCGCGATGACTGCACGCAAGCGCAGCGCGCTTTGATTCAGGTAGCGGAGCCCTCACAAGCTCAGGTGAGCTCATTCATGAGCGCGCTCAGAGGTGAGACATCATCTAAAGTGATCATCATCGAAGACAGGCCAGCGCTTAAAATCGATGATGAGTTAGATCTGAGGGGTGCAGCATACGAGCAAACGAACCCACCGGATGGACTACCCGACCGCGAACCCTTGCCCGAAGATCAGCAACCCGCGCGCCGCTTACCTCGTTTTAGATGGAATGACAAGAGCCTATCTCAGATGAAAGCACCTGAACTTATCGAAGCGATCCACGAGCTCACAACGATCATGAGCTCACAGACGCGCGCAACGTATGAGAGCCAAACGGCACATTTGACACGAGACACCATGAGCGCAAACCGTGAGCGCCTTGAAATCCTTCACAAAATCACATACGGGATCACAGACACACCGAAAGAGACACCTACAATGAGCCAAGATGATTTTTTTGCAGCGTTTAACGCATCCGCAAAAGTGCAAGAACAAGTACAAGAAAAAGTACAAGAAGAAGTACAAGAACAAGTACAAGAAGAAGTGCAAGAAGAAGTACAAGAAGTACAAGATATATTCTCAGCGCATCGTCAAAAAGCATGGATCCAAGCAGGTATAGACGGCGCTGAGGCAACAGCTGAAGAAGACATAGAGCCGACAAGCCAATATCACACACCATCTACAATATTATGTGTAGATGCGCTATGCTCTATAGGAGAGAGTGCAGATCTCTTAACAGAGCTCGCGCCGTGGATAGCCGACATCGAGCGGCGCCACAATCAGCCAATCTCGTTAATTCAGTATGATGAGGGGTGGAAGCAACTAGGCGCCCGACTCGCGAGTCAAAAAGTTTGGCTCTTCTCGAAAAATATTGTAACGATAGAGAGCTCTCACCCGTTATATAGACACTGCTCACACGTTTTATCCGCGTTGGCTGATATCACGATAAAAGGAACACGTTAAAAGAAAAGGAACGAAAAAATGAGTAATTGGAATAACGATTCATGGAACAATCAGAGCAACGGATTTAACGGCGCTCAACAGGGTTTCAACACGCCTGCAACATCATCAGTTTGGGATAATTTTGAAACTGTTGACACAACACCAAACAGAAATGGATATTTACCGCCAAATCTTGACACTCATGTAACAATCATCGAGCTCAAAGTAATTCAAAGCGTGAAAAACAATAATCGCCCGGTCTTTGTCGCGACCATCGAAACCGAAGAAGGCGCGCGTTATGATTGGGTGGCCAAAGCTGATGAGCGCCCCTACCTCCAAAATATTAAAGCTCTCGTTTGTGCAATTAACCCACAAGGCGACCCGCGCTCATTTGGTCGCGCGCTGATGGAAGCGCTTACAGGGCCGGATCAGCAAGCAGCAGGAAAGCGCGTACACGTCCGCACAGAAACAATATTGACACGCAACGGCAACGAATTCACGAAATGTCATTGGAGCCCAGCGCGCTCGTAAACAACACCCTATAAGGCGCCCGCGCCGATGGTGAAAAAATGAAAAACTTAACAATCGATTGTGAAACGGAGCTCATAGGCCAAGGGCGTAAGGCGCCTCTCATAGCGTGCATGAGCGCGAGCGATGGACACGCGCACCAACTCTTGAGCCCTGATGATGGGTGTGATCTGATCGAGAAATGGGTAAGGCTCGATCAAGGTTGGTTAATCGGTCATAATATTGCTTTTGACCTCGCGGTGATCATACGCCATCGACCATCTTTAGCGGCTCCAATTTGGCGCTTATATGATCGCGGGCGTGTATGGGACACAGGTATACATGAGCGTTTATATGCACTCTATCATGGATGGACACAACACCCTGAGATAGGGCGCCCGATCATCTCACAAGGAGTAAGCCTCGCTCAACTCGCAAGAGGCTTGCTTGGGATCGATATCTCTGATCAAAAACTAGACCCGAAGAGCCCGCGCTATCAGTACGGTAAGCTTATTGATGTACCTCTCGATCAATGGTCAGAAGAGGCGAGAGAATACGCGCTAGAAGATGCAAGGATCACGCACCAAATCTTTGAAACGCAACAAGAGAGACTCACGAACGTAGAGCACGTCACGCGCGGGCCTTATCGCTACCTCGCGAGCTATGACATCCAAACGCGCGCAGCATGGGCGCTTCATCATCTTGAGCTTTGGGGGTTACGAACAAGCTCAGAGAGCGTTGAATCTTGGCGCGATGAGCTCACCGCAGAGCGAACTAAACTTGAACGAGAGCTTGTGGAATTCGGTTTACTCAAGGCCGATGGTAAACGCAACATGAGCGCGATCAAAGCAGTGATCGAGGCGAGTTATGGAGAAGACACACCACGCACCGAAAAAGGCGCCGTACAGACATCAAGTGAAGTATTAGAGGAGAGCGGAGAACCGATTCTTAAGAGCCTAGCTAAATGGATGAAATTAGATAAGTTATCAGGAACATTTGGCCCAACAGTTGAAAGCGCCACAGAGCGCCCGCTCAACCCTCGATGGAATGTGCTTGTGAGAACGGGGCGGACTAGCTGTACGAAGCCCAATTTACAGCAACTACCACAAGAAGGTGGTGTGAGAGAGTGCTTTAGACCTCGTGAGGGGTGCGTTTACATCGGCGCGGACTATTCCACAGCCGAGTTAGTGGCACTTGCTCAAGTATGCTTAAACCTTGGTCTTTCTTCAAAGATGGCGCAAGCTATAGCGCAAGGTCAAGATCTGCATCTTGCTCTCGCTGCTGATCTTGCGGGCGTGACTTATGAGCGCGCTCTTGAGCTCAAGGCCGCAAAAGATAAACAAATACTCAAGCTCCGCAAACTTGCAAAAGTGCCTAACTTTGGTCTACCGGGAGGGCTTAGTGCGGGCGGTCTTGTCGCGTTCGCGAAAAGTGGCTATGATCTGGCGATCACTGAGAAAGAAGCTGAAGACCTCAAGCGCGCTTGGTTCGCTCGTTGGCCTGAGATGCGAGGTTACTTCGATCATATAAAAGAGCGCGTCAATGTGGGCCATATCATCCAACACTACAGCGGGCGCCGGCGCGGCGGTGTCGGTTTCACAGATGGTGCTAACACCTATTTTCAGGGCCTTGTGGCCGATGGTGCGAAGAGTGCGCTCTATGATGTCGTCCGCGCTTCATGGATGGAACCTAAGAGCCCGCTCTATGGTGCGCGTCCGGTATTATTTATCCACGATGAGATAATTTGTGAGGTCGAGCTCTCGCGGGCGCCCGCTGCCGCTGATGAGCTCGCACGTCTCATGCTCAAGGGGATCAAGCCATTTGTGCCCGATCTTCCAATCTTGGCTGAGGCTTGGTGCTCTCGTCTCTGGCGCAAGGGCCTTGAGGAAATGCGGGATGACTACGGGGTCCATATCGTGCAGTAGACCCTCTTCAATGTCCATCGTTGTGAAGATGATGTCTGCATGGTTAAGCTGCATCTCGTCGCGCAGCATGACGAGCTCATGCAGGATCTCTGCGCGGGGGTCTGACTCCTCATCTGATTCTTCCAATTCCTTAGACTCTCTGAATCTTCGCGGGTCGGGCGGAGGCGAGCACGCGCGAAGTGAAAGAGAAATAAGAATCAAAAGTAAACAAGTAGTAATGATACGAAGCGCTGTTGTCATGGGCTACCTAGCTTGACTTTGAGCTCTTTGATGTCTTCGGCCATCGTTGCATTTTGCGTGCGTAGTTCAATAATCAGACCCTTGATTTCTGTGAAGACCTTCATGTTTTCACGGTTATCATTTTCAAGCTGACTGATTCTACGCTCATGGTCTTGGCGCTGATACTCTGCTCTCGCAAGGTCACTAGAGAGCTTAATGACCCACGCTAGCGCGGGGATGGCAAGCAAAGATAGCCCGCGCCACAACCATTCAAGCGCTGTTGGCTGATCAATGGGGTTACTCATCCTTATCCCCCTCTCCTGCTGCCTTACTCACCTTGTTTTTGATGATGCCTACGATAATACTATTCAGGGCGCCTGCACCAAGCCCGATGATCGCGCCATAAAGCGCGCTCGCGCTATCCTCTGTCACTTCAGGGTGAATGATGGCGCCTACGATGGCGCCAACAATCAAGGCTATTGATCGAAGCGCTAAAACACGTTTTGGGCCTTCTATGTTGAACATCTTCAGGAGCGGGCGGCACCATTCGACAAGCGCCCACGCGCTAATCGCTGTCCATGCAAGAGTTTCTAGGGGTAAGAGAGCGGGGTTAAGTTCCATGATTCACCTCACGGGCTAAAGGTTCGGCGAAGTCTCATTCGGAGCTCGACGCCTGCGGCTAATAGGTCACTAAATAGAGATCTAATCGAGGGGCCAAAGTCTGAGCCCTCGAAGTAAAGAGGATAAGGAGGCTGGCCTCCGTTGCGCTCGCTCTCTGTCGAGCTGAAAAGATCAAGGATATGCGCGCCGTAGGGGTCATTCGTGCGCGCGTCTGCGTTCTCGCGCCAATAGCTAGGCGGTGTGATCTCTGTCTGAGGTGAGATCATGTCGATGATCACTGTACATTGCGCCTCTTGAGTGCGCCCGAATTGCGCCTTTAAAAGTTCGGGTTGTGGCTCCCTGATCACAAAGGGTAGAAGCTCAACATCTACGCTCTGAGCGCTTCCGCTCGTGGGGGCGCCGGTGATCGCGAGAGATCGCGCGGGCGAAAGATAAAGGCGAGATGTGCCACTATCATAATGAGTCGAGTGATAGAGCGCGCCTGATACTCTGATGAGGCGCTCTTCTCCCCACGCTGCAGTAATATCAGGTGAGGTGAGATAGGGCGCGCTCGCGGGGGTAAGTGTCGCGGTGGTTTCCTCCATGAGATGTTGGAAGAGTCCACTAAGCTGATTGATTAGCGCGGTGTAAGACCCTCTCACGCTGTAGAGTGTCTCATGAAGAAATGCGCGCTGTGAGAGGTGTGGTGTTTCGGTTGCTTGCAGAGGTAGACCGTAAAGCGTGGCTAGAGTCTCAAGATAATCTCTCGGCGCGCGGTGAATCTGAGTGTCTGCGCGGGCTTCTCTGAGATGGCTTTCTTCACGGAGCATAGAGAATCACCTCGCTGAGTTGCGGTAAGTCGCGCTTAAGACCTTCACTCAAGGTGAGCTGAGATCCTGAGATTGAATATGAGTATAGATGAGCATTAATACTCACTTGTCCATTATCAGGCAAAGCGAGCAAACTCTCAAGCTCTAGTGCGGTTTCCCCTCGTACATGATCGCGTGCTAGCACTGTCTGCGCGCTGCCTACATACTCTTGAGAGATGCGCCCGAAGATGTCTAAGATCTGATGTAGATAGGGCGGTCGATCAGGTGTACTCGTCGCTAGATCGAGAGGATCAAGCCCGTTAAATCTTGCGCCTGTGGCATAAAATGAAGGTGGTAATCTGCGCGAGATGTAGCGCTCTTCGCCTCGATTATCAGGCTCAATTACTAGCGCTGTGCCTACGGTGTATGTCGTTAAAAAGTTTGGGCCACAATGAAGAGTAATCACATATGAGCCCGCCGGCGCCGGTGGCGTGTACGCTTCTAAATCACCTCGCCTTTTGATCAGATCAGGCCCTCGCCCCGCTATCCCTGAATAGAGATATGTAGTGACGCCATCTACATCTATAGAGAGACGATAAGGTGAGAGCGCGTCTGAGAGAGGGCCTGTGAGCTGGATCTTTGCGCCGCCTCGATGATGCACGCGCGCTGACCTAAGCTCAAGATAGATCAGCGCTTCTTGAGTCGGTGAGCCATAACCAAGCTCTTGGACCGTACCCGCGAGGCTTTCAGGGTCTCCATAGCCGAGCCCTCCGCTTTCAAAATCTCCATAGCCTTTCATGTCAACTCTCCAAGCAAGTGATAGAGATCGCTAAACCTTCCATCGCTCCGATAGTAGGTACTCCCATTTGTAAGCCAAACAAAGTACCTGAGCTAACACTTAATGCAGGGCTAAAGGTGTATTTTACAGAGCTCGGTGAATAGTTACTTGGGCTTGTGATTGTAAAAGTTTGAGTGTCACTCGTGAGCGTGTCAATTTCCCAATTAGCAGGTGAACAGGTGTATATATTAAAATCAGCGCTATTTGTTGCTTGTCCCGCGTTTCGTGCTGCGATCGAGATATGCTCAATCGTCAAGTCAAAAGGTGCTCTGAAAGGTCCAAAAATAGCTTCCACTTTAGCAGGGTTAAATCCGTTTTGGAGCGTGGCCCCACTAAGATCATACCATTGTGTGATATGTCCGCTATACTCTAAAAATCGTACACTAGGACCGGCCGCGCCATCCGCTCCATCTGCGCCATCTGCTCCGTCAGCGCCTGCGGGTCCTACCACTGAGCCCGCGTTGATGGTCGAACCGTCATCAAGCGTCAAGATGAGCTCACCTGATCCGTTTACGGTCGCGGTGTCTATCCCGTTGTTGATCGTGAGGGTGTCAAGCGTCGCTGTGATAGTGTCTAGCGCTGTATACCAATCTCTTGAGCCGATAGCGGGCAGGCGCAAAGATCGCGCTGCGCTCTCGATCTGCAACGTACAAAAGGCGCTCGCGGGCGCTGTGCGTGGGTCGGTGTCGCTTGTCTCAGCTGTCGCAGTGTTGGTCGCGACCACGAAGAGTCTAACATCTCCCCAAGTATCACTCACGTTTTGCAGCGTGGGATTTTGTGCAGTGCTGCTTGATAGGCTCGCGGTCTGTCCTGATCTCGGTAGTAGAATGGACCATGCAAAAGTAAAGCTTGCGCTAGGGTCTGCGCTGTCTACCGCGCTCCCGAATACGCTATAGCTTTGAGCGGCAAGAGGTAAACTGTGTGTGATTGTCGGATCAGGGTTCGCTAGGGGGTCTAGGGTCCATCCCGCGTGCGCTGTAACTGTCATGCGTCTACCTCTTGTATCGTGAGTTGAATATCATAGATGAATTTGAGCTCTGAGCTTACGAAATTTGGATCTATTCTGATGATAAATGGGATAGTTTGCGTGTATGTCGCAGGCGTGCTGGGAGCCGTGGCGGGGCTGATCACTCTCGTTCCTATGATAGATCTTGTCGGGGGTAGATCTGTTGAGAGTGGGATATTTCCTGAGGGTAGGGCATAAACGACGCCATAATCAAAATCGAGAGGGTATAATTGAGTGGCTGTCGTGTCTGTCAAGCTATCGGGCGCTGTCGGTGCTGTAAGTGGTCTGATATTGTGGCTCCATAGTTTCCACGCTTTACCGCTCGCCGGTGTGGGTAATGTGACTACAGGGCGCCTAAGAGCGAGCATGAAATCAGCGCTGTTGAGGGAAGCATTGCCAAGGGGGTATGCTCCGCTCATATCAGCGCCATCGAAAATTAATGCAGTACCTTGAGGCGCGTCAATCCGGGAATATGATGTGTTGGCGGAGCTTGACCATGTAGCCTCTACTCTGATTAGGATATGTGAGAACGTCTCAAGCTCTGTCGCGCGGTCTTGTACTGCCTGATTTCTCGTTTCTAAGCGCTCGATCCTGAGCTTAACTTCTTGATTTGACAGTGGGGGCGCGCTGTACCATTTGTCAGCGTTGGGAGTGTGGAGGATATCACTTGAGCCAAGATTCGTTAACCGGTGAAGCGCAAGTTTAATCGCGCTCAACATACCAAGCAGACCATGAGAGGTGCTTTGTGAGCTCGTTTCTACTAAATAGTCTCGCGTGCTTAGTAGAGCGCTACTCAGTCCGGGCTGCGAGAGCGTGATAGTCCGCGCGTCTGCGTGGTCAAGTGCGCTGATATAGGTATGGGTAAGAGCTCCTCCGCTATCTACTTCATAAGTTAACAGCGGTGTCCATTGTCCAATATCCGCGCTTGTCGTCTCGGCAGGCTTTGTCACGCCTGCGGCGAACTCTACACGCTCTCTATATCGTGTCGTTGGCGAGTAGCTCACCTCTTGAGCGCTGCTGACATCCCAACGGCGACGGGCGCTCGTGTCGCTCGCTACTCTGATTGATCGAGCGTAAAGGGTATATGTGGTGCCTACGGTGCGCGCTGCGCTGATGTCTACAGGGCTGTTGATGTGAGAGCTCGCGCTTGAATCAAAGCGAATTACGCGCGCTTCGGGCGATAAACTGTTCCCGTTACTGTCGAGCGGTGTGCCTCCCTCAGTGATCTCTAGGTAGCCGAATGAAGAGAGCGTCAATAATCCATTGAGGTGATCATATGTGAGAAGAGGCCCACTCAATAAGCCTCCATCGTTAGCGCTCAAGTCCGCTGCGCCAAGTAGCGCGCCAAGTGCTCTTCGATCATATTCATAGGCTAGATCTGTGAGCGCCTTAACATCTTCAAGGTCTGCGCGCTCTAGCGCTTCAAACTTAACTCTATCCATTGTCAAATCTCCTCAGGGCTTGGAATGATAGTGAGCGCGCCTAGTCTTATCACGCGATCCGCTGATGGATATATATCACCGAGCGTTTGTGGTATAGCGTCATCGCCCGTACCTGCCACATATAGCGCGATATTTCGCACGCCCTCAACGCTCATGATCATCTCAATGAGCCGCGCTACAAATAAAGGCTCACCGATTCGGTAGGCGCTTAGTTCATCGATGAGTGATGTCTCTACGCTCTGAGATAGCGCGTTGAGCTCATATCCATTCTCGGGGGTCAAGTGAATGTCGGCATCAAGTCTCATGATCGATGGAGGGTATACTCTTACGCGCGTTCCTGCAGCTCTCCATCCCGGCGCGCTTGTCGGGTTGGCAGGGTCGCCCTCAATAATCCTCTGTATTGCTGCAATAGGACCACCAAACACTTCATAAGGGCCTAGTGTCCACACGGCGCCATCGGGTATTGCATCAGAATCTAAATAGATTACTCCGCGCTCAGGTACACTCACATATTTCACGGGGCTAACAGTGCGCGTCAAACTCGTTATTGGGTCGGTATATGTGATCGATAGGGTGTTGACTGCGGGGGCGTCGTGATAAATGACAGTAGGGCCTGTGGCTGTCGCGGTGCCTGTGTACTGTTGGCCTGTCGCTGTCCGTAAACCTAATGTTCCTGAGCCATCATCAATATAAAGGTAACTCATGCCCGCGACGTGAGGATCTTCATAGAGCGAGGCTAAAGTGATTCGCTCTTCTCCCTCATAACTCAGCGCGGCATATTCAAGCGCGGGCGCTTGGCAACGTGCTAGGCTCTGAAGGTAGAGCATAGCGCGACGTATCAGTGCGCTGTCTGTCTCTTCTTCTTGGCCGTTCGTGAACGCTGCGCTATTTGTCACGGTTAGGAGTTGAGAGGGTGCGTCTAAAATGGTGTCGATGCGCTGAGAGGCTATGTTTCCCGCGCGTCCTGATTCGCTCGCGTCAACGGTGAGATCTGCGCTCGTGGCGCCTGCGCTGATCACTGTCTGAGTTCTCACAGAGTAAATGATATCAGGGTTTGATGACGCGCCGAAACTCGCACCTGCCTCTATGGTGAGGTCTGATCCTTGCGCTAAAAGCGTGACTGTGAGCGATCCGCTTGCGGTGGTCGCGCTCAATCGGCTGATAGAGTCAGGAGGAAATTCCCCAAGGCGCTCATCAAGCTCCGCGCCTGTTGCGTTGCGAAAATCGAAGGCGTCTCTCACACCTGCGATCCGGCGCTCTGTCGATGACGCAAGCGCGGCCATACTCTGAGCGAGTACATCTATCACACTACCTTGCGCGGTGTCGTCTAGCTCGCTTCTCGTGATGAGTGAGCCAAGGAAAATCCGCGCTAGCTCGTCGCGTTCTCTCGGTACATACATTAAATCACTATCCTCTCACTGAATATCGCGCCCGCTACAGCTCTAAACTCTAGTGACGCGCTAAGATGATCTCCTCTATCAGAGATCTCTATCACATTCACGCTCTCAAGTCTTGGGTCTCTTGTGAGCTGCTCTCTGATGTGAGCGCTGAGATATCCCGCGCTGTCTGCTGTGATCCGGTCTCCGATTCTCTGCGGTAGCCCATAACCATCTAAAATCGGGGTCTCTCCTTGTGTAGTGGTGAGACGATGGCGCGCGGCCTGCTCAATGTTGAGCGATCCTTTTACTGTGGTTAAGTCCTGCGCTTTGAGTTGTAGATCTCCCGTTTTTGGATCAATGAAGAGGTCTTGGCCATAGGGCGAGCGCTGATCTCTTGTGGGCTGTGTCTCTGTGTCTCCTACGATGGGGAGTAGTACAAGATCACCCTCACGGGCGAGGATTCCGCGCGCGTTGTGACGCTCTGATAGCCACCCGTTAATACGCTGTAACTCGGGCCATCTCTCTGGCGCTCTATAGAGTCGATTTGCCAATACTCGTAAATCTTCGCCGAGTCGCAAACGATAAGATGTCACTGCATCACTCACGCGGGCGGGGCCTAGCTGCGTTTGTGTGATATGTGGGAAGGTTGGAGGGTCAAGTGTTCTAAGTGCATCTAAAAGCGAGTATGGGGCGCTGACTGCGACGCTCTCCGCCGCGCTCTCAATATCTTCGGCGAGTCCTAACGTTGTGAGTAATAGTTGCCATTCTGCGCTAAACTCATCATCGTATGAAACCACTTCGTCAATAACGGAGGTAACAAGCGCTCTCACTCTGCCCGCTGCGCGCTGTATCTGCCTGATGATATCAATCGGAATATCAGCGAGCTCTTTTGCGGCCTCCACGGTTCCGCGCGCGGCGTTGGTGAGCTGATCTAACGTACTCAGTAGGGGGGCGAGACCTCTTCTCACATAAGCATTAGCGCCTCCCGTGATCAGTTGCGCTGCGGCTGTGGCGTTTGCTGCAAGTTGTATTGCTACTGTCACGGTATTTAAAATGCTCGCAAGATCAAAAGATGTCTGTGTGCTATCTGCGTCATCATACGCCTTTAGTTGCAAGGTCCATGCAGGCGCTAAATTATCACCGTCTGCGGTGCGCTGTATCGTGAGGGCGTCAACCTCAACAAATAAATGCAGATCCTCATCAAGCGCACGAAAAATGAGCTGATGAAGATCAAGGGTAGCGTTGGCGCTCGCACTGAGAATAGATCTCAATTCAGCGCTCGTTGGTGACGCTTCCGCACCTTCAAGCGACGCGGCCTCTTGATACTCCTCTAAAAACTGACGAAAAGAGATCAAGATCGCGGGGCCAAATGCGCTGATGATTGCGCCTTCCGCGGTCATCGATGGTCGCGCGTCATATCCCGCGCTGCCTGAGAGCTCAATAGAGCGCTCTCGATAGCGCCCTAACTCTCTGATCGGTCGCTCTCCCAGCGTGTATGTGATCTGAGATGGGGCGCTTTGGCTGATTGTGAGCGCCTTTGGTGGTAGAGGTAGCGCGATGCTCTTATAGAGCTGTCCTCCGCGGTGCCACTCGATCAAATAGCGTGTGTTAATCCGCGCTAGACTTGCGAGTGGTCCGGGTAATGTGATGCCTGTGTTGAGCGCCATGTTACCTCTCGATCGTTGCGATTTCTGATGCTATTGTATCATTCGGCGCTGAGATTGTCGCGATATTATCTGAGGGTAATGATACTTGACTTAGCGCGGTTGGTGCGCCTGATACTACATCAAGAGAAGCGGCAGCAACTACTTGAGCGAGCGCTGATTGGAGGTTGAGCACTGCTGTTCTGAGCTCTGTTAGGCGCGCTTGATAGGTCTCGAGAGTGTCTATCGTGGGCTCTGCTATTGCAATATGTTGTTGTGGTGTTGAGCCGTGTGATATTTCTAGCGCGCCTTGTATGCGTGTTTTGGGTGTGAGATATAGGCTATCATCACCTGCGATAATTCGGGCGCCCGCGCTCTTGATCTCACTGTGATCTATCCCGATTTGATTGGCGGGGTATTCGCCGGCGCTCGTGAGCTCGATCTCTTCACGGTAGGTTTGACCCTCTGCGAGTGCTCCGAGAATGTAGGGGGCGCCTGCTCCTTGGGTGATCGTCAAAACCTCCGCGTTGAGCTTCGGTGTGCTCATGCGGTCGGTGTCTGATCCACCGAGAGAGATGACTGTACACCCGGTGTAAATGACACCTGATCCATCAACCAAGTCACATTCGGGAGTACCATTTATAATATATCTATCAATCACTTCCATCACGCGAAGAAACACGCGCTCGCGGTTTGCAAAACTCTTAATCATGGTTCACCTCGCTGATAGAATCCGCGTGTAAATGATAGTGTAGATCGGCGCTCAATGATACTGTTCGAATAAGCGCTTGTGCGGTGTGTCACCGTCTCAACATAACACACTAAAAGCTCTGATGTTTGGGGGCCTTTGATCTCTAATTTCACCCATTGGCCCGCTCTGATATCGAGGCGCTGTTTGATTGTCGCGGTGCCTGTCACATAGCGGTGATTATCGCGTGTGATACCGTCCACTAAAGAGATGATATATTGAAGCTCTTGATTAAGAGAGCTCGCTTTTGTTGCTCGTCCTACAGGTAAAAACGGCCATTGGCCGCGGTAGAGCCTGAGCCCTGCTCTCTCGATGTCCTCATTATCGAGTGTAGGACGTCCAAGAATCCCAAAAGGATCTACGCCTCGCGAGGCGTTCAGGGGTGTGTCTACATACGCCCCGTTAATTCGATCTTGAGAGCGCACACTATAACCAACCTTGATGATCTCATAAGCAGAGACCTTAATAGATACGTTGCGCGCGTGCTCTTGGACTTGTGGCGCGTCGGGGTCTACTCCTTGATTCGTGATCCGCTCAAAAATGAAGGGTTTGATTCGATACATGATCACGGGTGTGGAGCCTAGCGTGTTTGATATTTGGCCATCTGTGACGCTCTGAGGCTCAAGCGAGGGGTAGAGCTCAATGATACTTGGGTCTGCGTCAAATAGTGCCGTGATCACGCTCCACGGCGCGCCGGATGGTCTCACATGGCTAGCGTTCAAAGCGAGGCCAAACACTGATCTATAGAGGGCTACTCTTTCGGGGGCGTATGTCCTCGCGCGCGTCAAACTCGATATGATGGGGATGGCGTCTAAACTCGCTCCGTCTGCAAGCGTCTTTGGTAGTCGATAAGCGGCGCTCAAATATTGATAGATGGTCGAAAGCACGCTGCCAACGTTTCGTGAAGTGTGAAAGGCGCTCTTGACTGTGCTCTGTAGCAATCGTCCGTAAGCCTGCACGTCATAAATGTGACCGGATAACTGTTGCTTTGCGCTCAAATAGAGCTGACTCTCAGAGATGGGCGCTAAAAAGCTTTGCGCTGTCATCGAGATGAGGGGCGCTGTGATGAGTCCTGCGCTCTCCTTGTCACTGCTCGCCTCTACTCCATACGAAACAGCGGTCAAGCGCCCCAAGAAGATCGCGCGCTCTACCGCCTCAAGCTCAATGAAATCAGAGATCACTATCCATGCGTCAAGGTCAATCGTTGCGGTGTCTGCGTAGTGAGGCAGCGCAAAAGGGATCATTTCTAGTGGGATCTTTAGGTCAATCATCGCGCTCTGATAGGGCGCGTATAATCCTATCTGAATCTGCGCGGATGTGGTGTATGCGCTGATGTCATAAATCAGTTCGTCTGTATAGAGTTTAATTTTCATTGAATCAGTGCCAACAACTTATCAAGCGCTTTGCCAATCTCATTAACTGCTTGAGTCGTCAATGAGCTGATCTTTAGCTGCATATCTGTGATCTGTGTGAGTAGTTTAACATTCTCGCTCATTGAGATTGTGTTGCGCTCCATTTCGGCGCCAACTTTGATCATCTGCTCGAAAATCTTTTCACTGTCTGCGGTTCTGACAGCTGCAATGGTTTGTCGCGTCTGCTCTGCCTGTTGGCCTGAAAGCTTTAATGATTCAGCCACTTGGTCAACACTCAAGCGGTCTTGGGCCTGCACGCCGCCGCCTTGCAAACTCATCAGTCCGCGCGCGTCTCGTGTGCCGATGCCGGGGATTGCGCCGATTGTTGCTTGCGCGAGTCTGCCTCCTCCAAGTGTCCTCGATATGATTCGAGGGATTGCGCCGGGGGCCTCTTGCAGTTTTTCGGCCTCTTGCATCGCGCCTAAAAGATCACCTGAGCGGCTCATAATATCAGCAAATACTGACATCTGAGCTATTTCCTGAAGAGGTGCCGAGATCTGACCAAAAGCGCCCGCGCCTACTCCTGAGAGCGCTTGCATAATCTGCATTGGGCGTTGGCCTCGCTGTCCTGTCGCTGCTCTAATACCCGTGAGCGTTTCAACAAAGCTCATATTTCCCGCGCTAATACCGCGCGCTGTGAGGCTTTCAACGAATCCTCCAAGCTGGCCTAGAAAGCGTTCTACTCCTGCACCTCTGAGATCTAACTGATTCTCTGCTATGTTTTTGAGCGCAAGGCTTGAATTAAGCGCGCTTCCTACACTTAATCCGATATTCTGACTGAGAGCGCCCGCGAATCCTGCGAGGCTCTGTGAGCTCACCCCCGTTCTCTCTGCTGCGGCTAGTCGCATCAAACGACCTTGATTAAGATCTGTGGCTGTTGTTTTTAGACCGGTTGCGCCAGCGATCCCTAACATAAATTGGCGTGTTTGAGTGGGGTCAAGACCTAATCGAGCGAGCCCTTTCTCTCGCGCTGTCGCGGTGGCCCTCGCGTCTCCTTCGATCACTCCGCTCATTTCAGTTTCGAGGGCTTCGAGGCCGAGTACATCACCCAAGCGCGCCTCGCGCGCCTGAAGAGATCGACCGTACATCTTCATGAGCTCGCCCGGGATGGTGCCTAGTAAAGCGCCTGCAATCGGTATTGTAACAGATTTACCAATATTGGTGAGCATTTCACCGAAACGGCTTGTGAGAGAGCTCATGGTCTGCGGGCTCGTCATGGCATGGATGCTTGCGCGCGTCTCATCTTGAAGAGCCTGTCTAAATGCGCTTATCTTTTGCTCTCTACGCTTGTCTTCAGAATCATCACTACTCGGCGCGCTCGGTCCACTCGGCGCGCTTGGTACTGCATCAGGTGACATCTTGAGGCCGCTGAGTCCGTCTGAGATTTGACTCACAAGCGCGGCCATCTCTCTGAGTGCCTGCAGCGCCTCGTTATCGTCAATTTTTACTTTGATCTGTGTCTCTTGAGCCATATCTTTAGCGCTCCTTGTAGAGCTCGCGCTCTAATTCATCGATCCAAGCGACGCCCGTTTGAGCAGGCTGATCACTCTCTAGTTGTCGCGCGTGGTGTGGCGCGGCTTGCGTAAACTGCTCATCTGTGAGCGTCAAGAGATCACGCTCTAAAAGTTGCGCGGGGTGTAGATTCGGGCGCGTGGGGTCGAGCGGGCAAGGCTCAAGAGGTAGGGGCTGAGAAGCTTTTAATCCTGATCGGGCTCTCTTGATTTTCGCCCTCTGCCATGTGTCCTCGAAAAAAGGCGCGCTCATGCGCTGACACCTCCTCAAAAACAGCGAACAAGAGGGGATCATAACGCCCTATCCATTCGTCTAGCCACGCAGGCGGATCTAACAGCGCTTGAGATAGCGTAGCAAGTGCATAAATTCTGAGCTTTGCCATTGCAGGTAGATCATCATATTTCTCAGGGGCGCTGAGTTGTACAAGCGCGCGATCTCGCCTCAAACTCTGCTCAAGGGTCAAGATGCGCGTTGTTACTGTCGCGCTGAGCTCTTGATTCTGAAGCTCAAATGAGATATGGAGTATCTTTTCAAGATCTGTGATCTCTCGCGCGACCGTTTGTGGTGGTCGCGCTTCACTCTGTTCTTTGATCTCACTTAGCTTCATAACTCATCTCTCTTATCTCTTACTCGTTAGGGTAAACGATTTTTCTAACTTCAAAGCTCAAGTTTTCGCTGAAAAGTGAGGCGCTGTCTACCCTAAAGTTTCTCGTTGTGGGTCTGCACCCTTCGAGAGTTAAGAGTGTGTCTCCGCTGTTCTCGTCAATCACGCTCATATCGATCCCGCCAGCGCTCAAGATGTCGCTCGTTGAGCCCTTCTGCCACGCGCCGTTATCCTCTAGCGCTTGTCTGCTGATTCGGATCGCGTCAACTGTCATCGTTGCGGTGCGGCGTACAGGGATGATCTCTTGAGAATCAATCTCTCCGATCACGTCAACGCGCTGAGTTTGGATATTTTCAGAGATGTTAACACCTGTCGCCCATCCGACCTCTTGACCGGTTGAGCTCAAGAAAACTTTACAAGATGCGCCGCTTATTCCTCTATATTGTGGCATTTTTCAGACTCCTATTAAGCTGTAATGCGTACCGCTACGGCGGTGATACTGATGAAGTTAAGAGGCTCAACAGGCGCGACCTCATAGCTGATCGCGACCTCGTCTCCAAGGTCTTCAAGTTGGATGTTTTGGAACGCCTTGATCACTCCATCTCTCACCTGAGCTGTAAGCGCGCTTTGAACCCTTGAAGAAATTAAGGGGATTTGGCTTGCGCGCGTCGGGCGTCCGATCTGATCAGCTAGACTGTTGCGAAGATCTCTTACAGAGGTCAAGATCGACTCATACGCGCTGATCTCTGAATAAACAGGGTTATTATCAGTGAGATAGGTTGTGATCGAGCGCTCAACACGGGGGCCTAGATTATCAGTTGAGATCGCAATGATACCGCTCTTGAGCGCCTGCTCGATGTCTGCGTAGGCGTCCCAAGTTTGCGAAGTCTCAATGATGCGTGGGCGCTTGCGTGTGAGAGGCTCGCCAATATCTGAGCCCGCTTGCATACCTGCCAACATGAGCGCGGTATATTTCGGGCTCTTGGTCACGGTCTTTCCGCGTGGGTCAATGAGCTTGATGCTCTGCGCTGCAAGCGCTATTCCTGCATTGTTTAAGCTCGCCGCGCGTGTCTTCACGTTCGCTAGGCTCTCGCTTGATGCAATAGCACAATAAGCTTGTCTCTCATAGCCCGCGTTCGCGCTCGCTGTGAGGTGTGCTCCAAGCTTGCTTTGTGAGCTCGCGTCTTCAGTGAAGAGAACCACGATTTGAATATCAAGGTTCTCGATGCTCGCTAGTGCCTCTTCAAAGTCAAGTGTCAACCCATCTGATCCACCGCTCGCAGTCTGGCTCGTCGCGCTAACTGATGGCGCTGCTGATGAGTTGTCAAGCGTCGCCTCTGCGAGTGTAGAAGAACTCAGCGCTTGCTTAAGTAGATATGCAGGCGCTTTAAATGTCTCTGTAGATGCAGCTCCGATGGTGCGCGTGATATAATCGATCTCATCAAGTGCAATCTCTGAGACCTCGATAAGCGTTGCGCTCACGTCGGTGAGCTCGTTCGCTAGCGTGATAAAGTCTTTGAGCGTGGGGGCCTCATCGCTGTCTACAGTGAGCAGCGCCACAGCGTTACGCGTGAGTGTCGCGGTTCCGCTCTCGATGGTCACTATTAGATCATTCACGCCGTCTTCGTTCTCGATGCTGAAAAGCGCGTTATTCTCGATCTCAAAGCTCTCTGTGAGCCCGTTACGGTTTAAGCTCAGCGTGTGTGTGTCCCCTGCGATCGCGAGGGTCGCGTTTAAGCGGTTTCCCTTCGCGCCAAAGATCACGCTCTTGAGAGTGAGAGGCCCAACATTAAGGGATGCTTGAGCAGTAGTCTCTCGCGCGTTCACTAATCGCACACTCGACGCGCCCGCGCTCACTGCGGGGTCATCTGAAGGTGAGAAAGCGAGCTGAGCGAGTAGAGCGAGGTCATTATCACTCAGATCATAAGCGCTCATGCTGCGACGTGATGAGAATAACTTAGGTGTATGTGAAGCAACGCTTGGGAAGTCGCCCACAATCGCAATATTTCCGCTTGCAACATCTCCGCCCGCAAGCGCGCTCGCATCGATCCGCGTATAGATACCGGGTCGCGCTGTGCGTGGGAATCCTGATGAGTTGAGAATACTAGGCATTTTCAGCGCTCCTTATCTCTCGTGTTTAGGGGTGTCATTATAACTGATATTTAAAGGGGTGTCACGCGGCCTCGTGGCGATAAACCTAAGCTCAGTGTACCGATGATCTCATCAGGGCTGAAAAGATTAATTCCCGCGCTATCGTGCATCATAGCTGAAAGTGTGAGGCGCCTTACAAATACCCCCAACTCTTCAGCGGCTAACATCTCTTGCGGTGCGAGCTCTGCTACATTCTCGAATTGAAAAGTGAGGTAGCCATTAGAAACAAAATCTTTTCTCAGTGCGTGAAGCGCTGTGATAATGAGCTGGCCTAAAACCTCTGTCGCCTCTGCGCCTGCGGTCATCAGCTCAATCTGTGCGGTCTGATTGCTGATTGTCTGCTCAACTCCTAGCGCTGATCCCCCTAGTGGACGGTGGATCACATTTCGGCTCATCTGCTGACATACCACAAGAGGCAAACTCTGAGCGCCCGCGGTTGCGTGTGGAATCACTTTTGGAGGCTTTTCTCTGAGCTCCACAAGAATCTTGATCAAGCTCGCGTCATCATGCGCCGTGTTGTAGAGGTGCTCTAGTGTCTGCGCTTGATTGGCAACGTCAAGGTAATAATTGAGTGCGGCTCTGAGCGCTGTAGTCAAGTGATGGTGGATCATACGCCCGCCGCCTCTGCGATCTCATTGATATTATCTGTGACAATCTGCGCGAGATTCAGCGCGGGGCGTCCGGGATGTTGCCATGCCTCAGGGCGTTTGTAGCTCACCGTTCGCCATGTCGCATATGTAGTGTTTGATCCCGCGCGTGATGCGCCTGCTTCGGTTGTGATCCCTACTAGTTTGACCATGCCACTAAGCGCGTCTGATACTGATCTTACGCCACTTTTATTTATATAATACTGAGATCGCCCGCTGTCCATACGTGCGCCATAGATCAGTTTACCTTCACTGCCGCTCATGGTCGCGCTCATGCTCTTAGCGTCATCATAAGCCGCGTTGTCTCCCATACGCCTGATCTCAGCAACCTTTTTTCTGAACATGATGAACCGATAAGGGCGCCCGCTCTTATCTCTCCTGATCGGTGCCGCGCCCGGCCTAACAGTTCGCAAGAGATAATCTCTCATGTCATGCGGTGGCTGCCCTTGCTCTAAAAGATTAGGCACGATCCCTTGTAGCGTGACAATCACAAGATCAGGCGTCGCTTGCGTGATTGTGATCCCTCGCTTGTAGTCTCTGAGCACTGAGCCGAGATCATCGCCCGCTTCATGCGCTGTTGCCTTCCACGCTGCCGCGATTGCTACAGCGAGACGCTTTGCGCGGGCCTCTCTGCTCCGCTGATCGAGTCCATATTCTCTGAGATCAATCATCGCGCTGTTCCTTCAGGTGAGCCATAAAACTCTAGTTGCGCCTCTGCATAGATC